ATGGGGAAGGTCTCGAATCTCATCAACGACATGACCATCAAGGGCGCACCCAATGACGAGATTGTTCGGGCCGTCCGTCACTCCATGGTGGTCATCGACGCCGAAAAGCATGGGCTGGATTGGAAAGCATCAGCACAGGAAAACGGAATTTCACAACTCCGTAAGAAGTACCAAGAAGGCTCGCAAGGCGGTGCTTCAACTCTCATCTCAAGGGCTAGTTCTGAAAAGCGAATCCCTGAGAGAAAGCTTCGGCCTGCTTCGGAAGGCGGTCCTGTCGATCCTAAGACAGGAAAACTCGTCTATGTAGAGACTGGTGCCGAGTACTACAACGGCACTCCGAAGACGATGAAGGTAGAGAAGCTCGCCCTTGAGGACGATGCACGTAAGCTCTCTTCAGGAACCCCGATCGAAGAGATCTATGCCGAGCACTCGAATAGGCTGAAGAGTCTGGCTAACGAGGCTCGTAAGGAGATGGTCAGGACAAAGGACATCGAGTATTCTCCTTCTGCGAACAAGGCTTACGCTCCGGAGGTAAGGATGCTCGAAGCCAAACTGAGGATGGCCCTCAGGAACGCCCCTCTCGAACGACAGGCCCAGGTGATTGCAAATGCCCGGTTCCGTCTGAAGAAGGAGGCCAATCCTGAGATGGACGAAGCCGAGATCAAGAAGCTTAGGTCCAAAGAGCTTCAGGATGCTCGAGAAAGAGTAGGAGCTCGAAAGCAACTGGTCAAGATCGAACCTCGTGAGTGGGAAGCCATCCAGGCTGGAGCAGTCAGTAAGACTATGCTCAATAACATTCTGGGTAACACTGACGTGGAGAAGATCAAGGAATTGGCCACTCCTCGAGAGAAGAAGTCCATGAGTCCGACAGATCTGAATCGAGCCAGGCTCATGCTTCTCGAGTCACCCAAGACAGGTCTTCCGAAGCACACCCTGGCTGAGGTAGCCAATCAGCTCGGAGTCTCTGTCGACACACTCAAGTCTGCATTGGCAGGTGACGAGTGATGAGCGAACAGCACATGCTCAGCACCAAGGACAACCCGTACAATCCATGGACAGAGTGGGATCAGTGGTTTGCTTGGGATACCCAAGAAGACTACCACTCCCTGTCCCTCCTTGGTCGAGTAGTAAGAACATCAGACGAACTCTCGCAACAGCTGCAGGATCAGGCTGTTGAAGATGCGATCGATGAGATCGTGACAGAGAATGTTTCTGGTGTTCACATCAAGGTTGCGAAACCATCAGACGTACAGTCCTGAGATCGCAGCCAACCGTGACAGGCCCGAGACCAGTTTAGATTCAATTCGGTCAATCCCCCAGATCGAGTTATGAGTCTTGCCCGAAAACTGGTCTCGGGCCGAACCACGGTCTTGCTACAAGTGTTCTCCCTTTTTGCCCTGCCGATCAAGGTACGGGGGGAGGGGTCTCGCAAAATAGACCCCCCTCTGCATCGCCCGCCTCCCAAAAATATCCCCGGCGGGACTTTTGGGCAAAGTTTTTGGTTCCTTTAAAGCCCCGGAGGGTTCTTCTGGGTCTTCCTTGTCCGGTCCCATGCGGCCTAGCCCACGCCGCAGGCAAGGAAGGCCCTGAAGAACCCTCTACAAACCCTTAGTTTCTTTGTCATGAACCCATCTGAAAGGAGTTGTAAACTATGACTGTCAATCGTAGAAGTATCCCCTCAAGCGAGACAAGTCGAAGCCGTCGTCGACCGGCCACAACTCCCGAGGCTCGGGAGAGTCGGATGGTCTCGCTCGCTGAGGAACTTGCTGAGAAACAGCTCAAGGATGGCTCAGCATCGGCTCAGGTGATCACACATTATCTGAAACTCGGGTCTTCGCGAGAGCAGGTGGAGCAAGAACGACTTCGAGGAGAGGTCGAACTCCAGAAGGCTAAGATCGACGCCATGGCTTCCACTCAGCGTCTTGAAGCCATGTACATCAAGGCGATGGATGCCTTCCGTGGCTACCAGGGAAAGTCCTCCGATGATTTCGACGAGGACGATTTCGAGGATGGCTAAAACCTATCACAACCTGATCAAGCATCGAACATTCATAGAACGATTTCGTTACCTAGCCCTTCGAGGTAAGGTCGGAGAATCGACGTTCGGGTTTGATCGTTGGGCCAACCAAGCCTTTTACAGATCTCGAGAGTGGCGGCAAGTTCGGGACGAGATCATAATTCGGGACAACGGCTGTGATTTGGGTGTCGAAGGTTACGAGATCCATAACGGTCTGTACGTACATCACATGAATCCGATCACTTTGAACCAGATCGAGTCTGGCGATTCTCGTGTCCTGGATCCTGAAAATTTGATCACAGTCACCCACAACACACACAACGCCATTCACTACGGAGACGAGAGACTACTACCTAGGCTGCCTGTTCAACGTAGACCTGGCGACACAAAATTCTGGTAACGGAAGGATAGCATCATGGCTTCACAGAATGATCAGCAGGACAACCACGACGAAGCCGATGTCGAGAGGATTCTTCGGAAGACTACCACAAAGGACGGTTCCGGATTCGAGTCCGAGGACGAGCTTCCTGAGAGTGACTTCGATAGTTTCGCCGAAGATGGCGTAGAGAACGACCACGACGGACACAACGTCGTTTCCAGCGAGGAGGACACTCAGTGACTTCAACCATCGCATACGACAAGCCAGTCAAGAACCTCATCGCACAGCTGAATGAGACAAAGCATGTAACTCATACGGTCTATCGCAAGACTTCGGTCACCTTGCATCACAATGCAGGTCGTCTTTCGCATGAGGGTGTTCTCTCCGTCTGGAAGACTCGACCCGCTTCGGCTCATTTCGATGTTGACGGGAAGGGTAATGTTGCCCAGTACGTCAAGGTCAACGAGTATGCCTGGGCCGCCGGCGATCTTGTCGGTAACCAGCGCTCGATTCACATCGAGAATGCAAACGCCACTCTCGGTCCTGGATGGACTGTTGCTGAGGATACTTGGAAGTCTTCGGCTCGTCTTGCGGGTTGGCTCTTTGCCAAGGTGATCGGCGAGCGTCCTTCGAAGGACAATCTTTTCTTCCATCACCACTGGTCGTCGACTGCTTGCGCCGGCCCCTACATGGATAAGATCTACGACAAGATCCTGTCTGCGGCACAGCAGGCTTACGATTTCTTCAAGAAGCCTGTGACGACCAAGCCTTCAACCCCCTCCTCCCCGCGCCCCTCTTCCCCCGAGCAGAAGTCGATCACCGAGGTCGCCAAGGACGTGATTGCTGGAAAGTACGGCAACGGACCTGAGCGAACTCGAAAGCTTCTGGCGGCTCATTATGATCCGAACAAGGTTCAGGCTGAAGTCAATCGACTGCTCAGCGGGGATCATGTAGCCACAGGCCCAAAGGGACCGAAGACGTACCGTCAGCTCGCCGATGAAGTGTATCGAGGTCTGTGGGGCAATGACCCAGAGCGCTCCAAGAAGCTTAGGAATGCTGGCTATGATCCGGCTCATGTCCAGCGTGAAGTAAATCGTCTGGTGGCCGAACGGCGACGCTGACTCGCCATAATGGAAGGAGGTGTCCCACGTGGCACAGAGCATACTGTCCAGCGTTAAGAAGATTCTCGGAGTATCCGAGGACGATACGTCGTTCGATCTTGATATTGTGTTGCACATAAATTCTGCTTTCTCGACACTTCATCAGATCGGAGTAGGGCCTGACGAAGCATTCATGATCGAGGATGCTACGGCCACGTGGGACGACTTTATTTCCGGCGACGCACGATACAGCCAGGTAAAGACTTACATATGTCTTCGTGTTAGAACTCTGTTTGATCCGCCTCAGACTTCTTACCTTATTGAGTCGATGGACAACCAAATAGCCAAGCTTGAATGGAGTCTAAACGTGACGAGGGAGGGAGATTCGTGGAAGGATCCGTTCTTGCCCACTACGGCGTAAAGGGAATGAAGTGGGGCGTTCGTCGATCACAGTCTGAGCGTGTCTCTAACAAGCCTACCGCGTCTGAGGATGTCCAGAAGGTCGATGCGCACAAGGCCGTAATCAAAGTCGGCGGTACGAGAGCTCTGAGCAACAAGGAGCTCAAGGAAGTTGTCGACCGAATGAACTTGGAACAACAGTATGCTCAGTTGAAGCAGAAGAACGGAACCAAGATCACCAAGGGTCATGACGAGGTCAAGAAGATTTTGGCCCTCGGCGAAACTGCTTCCAAGGCTTACAACATGATCAACAGTCCCGCAGGAAAGGCCCTTCGAAAGGCAGTTGTTGGAGTGTAGAAAGGAGGATCGACGATGGCTTTGTCGAACACGGCGACTCCTCTTTATTACGGTCTATTCCGTGACGCGGTAATACATGGGGAAATTCCTGTGAATAGGGAAGTCTCCATGGAGATGAACCGCATCGACGCGCTCATCGCCAATCCGAACATCTACTATGATCCGGATCCCGTGGAAGGTTTCGTCCGTTATTGTGAGGGCGAGCTGACTCTTACCGACGGAAGCGATCTACACCTGCTGGATTCCTTCAAACTCTGGGCCGAGCAGATTTTCTGTTGGTACTACTTCGTCAATAGAAGCGTGTACGAACCGTCACCTGATAAACATGGCGGACGCTACATCGATAAGATCATCAAAAAACGACTCACGACGAAGCAATACCTGATTGTTGCGCGAGGTGCGGCAAAGTCTCTTTATGAGTCTTGTCTGCAGAGTTATTTTCTTAACATCGACGCGGCCACGACTCATCAAATCACCACTGCTCCTACGATGAAGCAGGCGGACGAGGTTATGTCTCCCGTCCGGACCTCCATCACTAGGAGTCGGGGACCGCTTTTCGCATTTCTCACTGAAGGATCGCTTCAGAATACCACCGGCTCCAAGGCAAACAGAGTAAAGCTTGCTGCCACCAAGAAGGGCGTCGAGAATTTCCTGACCGGATCGATGCTCGAAGTCCGTCCTATGACTATCAACAAGCTCCAGGGTCTCAGAACCAAGATAGCAACAGTTGATGAGTGGTTGTCTGGTGATCTTCGCGAAGATGTCATCGGTGCCATCGAACAGGGTGCTTCGAAGCTAGATGATTACCTTATCGTAGCGGTAAGTTCCGAGGGAACCGTTCGAAACGGCAGCGGCGATACGATAAAGCTCGAGCTGCAAGACATTCTCAAGGGTGAGTACCAAGCTCCTCACGTTTCTATCTGGCATTACAAGCTGGATGAACTTGAAGAAGTCGGCGATCCGTCGATGTGGCTGAAAGCGAATCCCAACCTTGGCAAAACGGTCACGTATGACGTCTACCAATTGGACGTTGAACGAGCCGAAAAGGCTCCTGCCTCCCGAAACGATATTTTGGCGAAGCGTTTCGGAATTCCGATGGAAGGCTATACGTACTTCTTCACCTACGAGGAAACTCTTCCTCATCCTTATCGAGAGTTCTGGGAGTTGCCTTGTGCTCTCGGTGCGGATCTTTCGCAAGGTGACGACTTCTGTGCCTTCACATTTTTGTTCCCATTGCGGGATGGAAAGTTCGGAATAAAGACGCGGAGTTACATCACTTCGTTGACTCTGATGAAACTTCCCGGAGCTATGCGACAGAAGTACGAAGAGTTCATCAACGAGGGAAGTCTTCATGTTCTTGAAGGCACTATCCTCGACATGATGGAAGTCTTCGAAGATCTGGATGCTTTCATCAATGAATCTGCTTATGACGTGCGCGCGTTTGGTTTCGACCCCTACAATGCTAAGGAGTTCGTAGCCCGCTGGGAGGCGGAAAACGGTCCGTATGGTATTGAGAAAGTGATTCAGGGGGCGAGAACAGAGTCTGTCCCGCTTGGGGAACTCAAGGCTCTCAGTGGCGAACGATTGCTCATTTTTGATCAGGCTCTCATGTCATTTGCCATGGGTAATGCGATCACCATGGAGGACACCAACGGAAATCGTAAACTTCTGAAGAAGCGACAGGAAGCGAAGATCGACAATGTCGCTGCTTTGATGGACGCATTCGTAGCATATAAGCTTCATAAAGAGGAGTTTGAGTAGTGGGAAACACAGCTCCGCCGAATGAGCTTATTCATTACGGTGTGAAGGGCATGAAGTGGGGC